GAAGGTGCGCTGTCTGCAAAGCCTTGGCCTTGCAGCTTCTGGCTTACCTCAAGAGCGGGCCGAAAGCCGATGTTCGTGTTCGAGTTCGAGCGCGGGTTGTTCAAGTTCAGCGCGCCCAGCCCGGCATTGGAGCCGTTGTTCCAGTTGCCGCCACGATACGGAAGGCGCAGTGTGGCTAACCCTTTACACTTTTCAGCCAGCCGCCAACCATTCGCCCGACTTCGTCCAGGTGCCGGCTCCACACTTCGTACTTCTTCATGGGCAGGTGGCCTTCTTTCATGGCCATCCGGACCCGGTAGCGCATGACATCCAGCTCCACCGAGAGTGCCCCGAGTACCGCTTTCTTGTGGTGTTGCCTGGATGCCTTGGCGGTCAGTCGCGTGAGCTCCGTCATTATCTGGCGGATCTCAGCACTGGAAACATGCTTTTCAGCTTTCGGAAAGTGCCGCAAAGCAGCACGGCCGTACAGCTCCATCTCTTCCAGTTTTTGGGCAATTTTCAGGTTGTGCATGGCTGTTCCAATAAATAGGGGCGCACTGTCGTGCACCCCCTCAAATGGCAAGTCTCAGAGATCAGCCGACAAAAGCGGGCCGAAAGCCGATGCTCGTGCGCGAGCGCGAGCGCGGGCTGCCCAAGTACAGCGCGCCCAGCCCGGCATCGGAGCCGTTGCTCCAGGTGCCGCCACGAAACGGAAGGCGCTCGCCTGAGCTGTTCACGTAAAGGCGGCCCTGGGCTTCGGTCTCGGTCTGCGGGCTGACCATCAGCCGCTTCATCAGGTCGCTTTCCGTGTAGCCTGCGGCCTTGGCGGTGGCGTTCCAGTCGTTATCAATGCGAGAGTCTTCCGGGGTGCCCTGCGAATTCGCCAGCGTGATGGTGCCGGATTCGTTGGTCAGGAAGTGCCCGGCAGACTGCCAGTTGGCTTCGTCCGCGGTGTAGGCGTTATCGACGGTGCAGAAGATTTCGCCGTCCACGATCTTGAACTGATCCTGCCATTCCCAGACGTTACCCACCAGATCGGCAATGCCGGCGGCGCTGCCGTCGTGCCTCCAACTGGCTGGCCCGCCACCGGTTGCGGTGCGGCCACCGGATCCGGTGACAACAGCCGTTTCATGGTTGGCATCATGGGCGCGACCGTAGTCGGTGTTGCCACGTGGGATGAAGCCGTTGACCTTGCACCACAGCGCAATCGCCGCCCACTCGTGCATGCTCATCAGGTGCCAGCCGGGGCCCTTGTCTTCGCAGGCTGCCTTGGCCGTGTCGTAGTTGATAGAGGTGCGCGGATCCTTGCCGGGCAAGCCGACAGCGCGGCCGTTATGAAGCGAGGCCTGATACTGGCTGACGAAGATTTCCGACTTCTCTTGGCCGTCCACCAGGAAGGCGGTGGCCACGCCGGTGCCCAGAACCGCATCCAGGCCCAGGTCTTCGTAGCGGAATTTCGGGATAACCCGCATGAACGAGGGGTAACCCTGGTCGTCATACAGGACGGTGATGTGACCGCCGGTGGCGGCTTCAACCTGCTGACGCAGGCTGTCGGGGCTGAAGATGATAGACATCGCGTCTACTCCTTATCGTTGAATAGTCCAGAGGGTGATCACCACCTGGTCAGGGTTCAGCGGAACACGCTGCAGCTCGATGACGGGGTTGCCCTCGTCATCCACTTCGCCGGTGTCCACTTCTTCGCTTCGGTACGGCGGAATCTGGACAGACGCCACCTGAAAGCCTTCGCTGGCTTCCGCAATATCACCGTTGGGCGCCTGGCGCAGGTCGATCAGCTGTTCGGATTCTTTCTGCCGGCCCTCTGTGTCGTAGGTTTCGCCGCCAATGATGACCAGCTTTCCGGCCACCGATACATCCGGGTGCGGCCCTGGGCCGCGCGTGATAAGTCTCATGCTTTTCTCCTTACTGTTGCATCAGGTGCGCCACAAAGCGGACGCGTACAGAATCGGCGGAGCCGCCCAGGTAAACCCGGAAGGTGTTGCTGGCGCGGTCTCCGGCTTCGTGCTGAAGTGTTGGGGTTTCTCCGCCCAGGTAATCCACGATGTCCAGGGACAGGTGGTAGTTGCTGCCACCCATGACGCGCTCGAAGTCTTGCTGCCTGAACGCGGGCGAGGTGTGAACGGACGGCCATTCAGGTTCTGTGCGGGCAACACTGGTGATGGTGACGTCCTCCAGCTCCGGGGCACTGGTGCCGGTGCTGCCGGCCGGAATGGACAGCTCTGCCAGCACCAGCGCATCGTCCGGGGCCTTTTCATTCAGGTTGGTGACGCCCAGCTGAACGCTGCCATTGATGACGGTCAGGTAAGCGTCTGCCGTGGCCGACTCGGAGCTGGAGTTGCTGGGCACGCTGGCTGCGTTGTCACCGGCGTTGACCGGCATTTCTCGGCCGCGCATGAAGCACACCCCAGAGGCAATGTTCAGGTTGCGGTTTGCGGTGGTCGATTTGCTCAGGCTGCAGCCGTTCTTTACGCCCCGGTTGACCAGCACGAATTCCCCTTCCTGGTGGCGCACGGTTTGCTGGCGCTCCAGTTCCTTGGTCAGCAGGCCCACTTCCGAAAGCGATTTTTCAACCGCTGCCCACAGGGCGTTCTGGCCGTCGGTGCCGACGGCTTCAAGATCCTGCTGAGCGGCGGCCAGCTGGCTTTTAAGCCATTCGGTGCGGTTGCCCAGTTGCTTTGCCTGGATGTTGCTGATGCCGTCCGGACCACCGATGACGGGGTCTTCCGGTTCGATCTGGTAGATTCCGTTCACCCATGCCGGGGTGATGCTCAGGTTTGCCATGATGTACCTCGCTTAAAACGTGATGGTCCAGGTGCCTTCCAGGCTGATATCGCTGTTTTTCTCGATACCGCCCCTAACTTTCCGGCTGAACAGCTCGCCGGAGGATGTTCTTAGCCCAAACTCCCGGATGGTGATTCCGTTTGCCTCCGTGGTGCTCAGGGCAAAGCTGAAGCGCACTTTCCCGGGGGCCGGGTATGAGTGCCCGGACAGCGGCCGCCAGTGTGGGGCGGTGAGATCCGTGTCGTTGGGTGACGCCGGGTCAGAGCCGGTGCCGAATCCGATGTGGGTGACAGAGTCGCCGGAGCCGTCGCCGGCGATCAGGCGGGCCAACATTTCCCGGGCGGCGTTGACGATCAGGTTTTCATCCTTCCACCAGTCGATCAGAAGGCCGTCTGAAGCGCGGACAACCGCCACTTCCAACGTGCCGCTAAGCTGGATTGATTCTTTAATATCCATGGTTCCCCCGGATCAAATGTTCATGGCGTTATGGGTGGTGCCTGCGTGGCGGCTGTTGCCGACGTGGGCCAGGCGGCCATTGTGGGTTCTGCGCTCGATGACGGTGACCAGGCCTGCGTCTGTAGCAGCAGGCTGAAGGCTCCCGTGGCTCAATGCGCCGTCGTGGCCGGCTGATCCTGTGTAGAATCCAGCCACTTGTTGAATGTCGGATGCCTGGTACCGCAGCGCCAGGCCGTAGTCTTCCCACCGGTTATCGTGCCGAACGCCGGTTACGTGCCATTCGTGGTGGGGCATCAGACCGTCATGGCCGGCGTATCCGCTGTAGGCGAGTCGGCCGTTGAAGTACGTGGCTTCGCGGGGCAGCTTTTGCGCCTGGCTGTGGCTGATGCTGCCGTCGTAGCGCTGGCCGGCTGGGCGCACTTCCTCGATGTACTGGTGAGCGGTGATGGCATACTCGTCCGCCATTTCCAGGGCATCGGCTACGGAGGCCTGATAGGCCACTTCCCTCAGAACCGAGCGCACGGGTTTGGCCCGGTTAACAAGCCTTACCAAGCGCTCCCGCTGGAGGCCGCCAACACCCTGGCTCTCGCCAATGTCTGCAATTACCCGGAACTGGGCCCAGCGAGAACCGCCGGAATAGTCGTCTTCGCCGTTGTGCACCTCGGCGGCGTCGTACCTCAGGTGTGGCAGGCCCTCTTCGATGTAGGCATCGGCGTACCCGGCGGAGCGCAGGGCCTCGCGGACGGCCCAGACGGTGCCCCGGTGGCGGCGAATGTCGGGTGTGGCGGCGATCACGTCGCGCTTCACCTGTTCCGGCCAGTCGGAGCTCCATTCTTCAACGCCTACGGCATAGGCCAGCCAGGGCAGGAACGCGACCGGGCAGCGCTGCGGGTGCCAAAGATCTGCCACCGGCACGTCAACCAGAAGCGCAGCCCGAAGCGTTGCTTCCAGGTCGCGCTCCAGTTCGGTGCTGTTGGGTGGCAGCAGGCGGTTATTCACTGATCGTTACCTCTATGCCGTCGCACCAGGGCGCCTCCACGGCAGAGCACTCGATGTCTTGCGCCGGGCCGGTGAGCGTTACGCGCTCCACGCCCTGCACGTACATGGCAGCGGCCAGCGCGTCTTTGATGATGTCTTCACCCAGGGCGTGCCGGCCTTCGGTGTATTCATCGGCCGCGCGGATCGCCTCATCACGAACCACCATGGGATCCGGGCCGGAGCGCAGCTGCAGCGAAGCCTGAACGGAATAGGAGCGGATCACGGCCGACTGAACCTGCACCTGGTCGTTCAGGGGGCGCGCACGCTCGGCGCTGGTGCTGTCTTGAACGGCGGCGATCAGCTCGGCAGATGCCTGCCCCGACCCCTCGCGGGACAGGACGGTGACCTGAACAATGCCGGCATAACGGTTGATCGCGGTCACGTCCTTGGCGTCTTCGTGAGCGCCAAGGGCGTGGTATCGGTACCCGTTTTCAGATCCGGCGGTTGACGGGGCATCCATGGCCAGCATGATTCTGCGCTTGTAGTCCTGGTCGGACTCCATGACCGCTTCCACGGGCGGATCGGCTTGCAGGTCGGCTGGCTGCAGGATCAGGCGCTGGGTGTCGTAGTAGGTGATGCCGATATGATCCAGGGTATCGCCGGTGGCGTAGGCCAGAAGCAGCGACCGGGCATCTTCCTGGAACTGCTGGCGCTTGATCAGGCCAAAGTAGGCCGCGCTTTCCAGCAGTTTGGTGACCGGCTCGCTCTCCAGGTCGATCGTTTCCGCGGCCTGGGGGTGACGCTGCAGGAAGTCCTGGCGGATGTCATCCAGCAGCTGCTCGAAGCTGAGGGTTTCGATAATCTCAGGCGCGGGCAGTCTTGATAGATCAATCTGGCTTGGCATTATGCGCCCCCGATCGGTACGTCAAAGCGTTGCTGTGAGCCATCCGCAGATCTGGTGGCCTCAACAGATAGAGTGGCCTGGCCGGCGCTGCTGACCGCTCGCGTGACCCGGTTGATCTTGACCCTGGGCTCCCACTGGGCGATCGCCACCACGGCGGCGCTATAAAGCCGCAGCAGGTTGGCATTATTCAGCGGCTGGTCGATCAGCGCCGGGATGAGCGATCCGTAGTCACGGCGCATGACTCTGGATCCCAGCGGTGTGGCCAGAATGTCGGTGATGCTTT